TTGTAGTCACCTAAACGACCAGCAATGTATTTTTTTACCTCTTCGTCGTCTGTAGGTAAAGTTGCAATATATGATTCAATATCAAATGCAGCTTGTTCTTCCCATAATTGTTTTACTTCAATACCCTTGGCTGCTTTATTTAATGCTTTTCTATTAACAGGTTTGTATCCTAACTTATAATAATAATTCTTAGCTTTACCTGCTACGGGTGTAGCATAGTTTTCACCTGTACCAGCAGTAAAAGAAGAACCAGTACCTGTAGCACTTTCCTCTTCTAGGCGTTTTTTAATTAAGTCTTTTACTTTATTTAATTTACTCATTCTGCTGCTGTTTCTAATTCTTCAACTAATTGATAATATTGCAACAAGTTTACTAAATTATCATCTGATGCTCTATCATTCTTTCCTAATGAAGGTAATATATTAATTACCTCATTAATTTTGATTTGTATAGCCTTATCAGTAACAGAAGTATTTAGTTTATTTAAATAAGCTTTAATTTCATTTATTTTAGTATTATAGAAATCCTTTAATTTAGGAGTACTGTCAACACTATTAATAAATTCTTTTAAGACTGATTTTTGGTTTTCGTTTAAATCAGCATACTTATCATTAAATTTCTCAAGTAATACTTTATATGTTAATATACGAATATCTTTATCTTGATTTCTAAACTCTTCTAAAATGCTATTTTGAACCTCATTTTTATCAATAGCTGACTGGGTTAGATGTTCTAGGAGAGCAGTTTTATTCTCAATAATTTGAGTAGGGTTAGACAAATTTTCACTGTTATATACCTCTAATAAAGTATATAGGGCAGCCTGTGCCTTGTAATTAGGTAATTTTGTTTTGAAGAAGTCTTCAACATTATAATTAGCCTTAATTTCTTTAATTAAATTGTATTTTTGTCTTTTAAGTGCAGATCGATTAAGTTGTTTTGAGCTTTCAATAAGAGTGGTAATCACCATATCCGCTTTAGCCTCGCTAACATTTACGTATCTAAATAAGCCTTCGTATAACTTATACTCTCTCCCTAATTCGGTCTTAGTGAAATATTTCTTTAAAATATTCGCTGCTTTTGATTCAGTACCTGATAAGGTATCCGCTGTAATTTGTCTTACAAGAAGCTCAAAGAGGATACCAGTATTTTTGTACTTTGAATGTTTAATAGTCATTCTATGAGTATATTTTTATCTATAAATATATAAAGGTTTCTTATTCTCGTATTTGTGATTCATCTAATAATGAAGAATCATCTTTTTTCATTGAGAGTTTCTTATCCATTGATTCAAATAATGTTTTATTTTGAAGACTTTCTAACGCTAATGGTGAACCACCTTTAAAGTTATTTCTAAGTGATTTATCCTCACCAGTATCATCGCCTTTTTTTATACCTACATTACCCAATCTGTCTTTACCAAATATATTATCTTGAGTACCAATGTTAGATGCTTTTTCTTTAGGACGACCTAAGTTTAAATCATCACCATATCCATCAGGTACTGCTCCGTATCGACCCGTACCATATAATGCTGCTAAATCATGAGGTGTACCGTATGACTTACCTGATTCTAATGGGTCATTGCCTTCGTTTTCAATTTGCTTCATTCTGAAGATACGTTTTTGGTCTTCAGCAATCAAATCGCGGTATTCGCCATATTGATCTTGGCTTAAGTGGAATATATTATCATAAATCCAGTCAGTAGGCAATATTTTAGTTTCCATAATGTCACGGGCTAAACCTACTTTTTCTTTCATTAATGCTATTCTTTCTTGGTCATAAATGATAGAAGGAGTAGTTAAATCTAATTCAAAGTTTGTTAAGCCTTCGTTTCTATATCCTTGAGTATACAAGTGAACTAACGCTATTTTATTTAACTCAGACAATATAATACGTTGAATACGATCAATTGTACGAGCAAAACGAATATCTTCAGCTGCTAATGTTGCTTTACCAGTTAAGTCTTTTTCATAACCCATAAATGCTTTAGGTACTTTTAGGGCAGCAAATAACTTATCTCTTAAGTATGCTACGTCTTCAATACCATTATAATCCATACCTTTAGTAGGCTCAATCTTAGTAGATGAATCATTACCTCTAACTGGTATGTAAAAATCCTCCAACATATTTTGTTGGTTATATTTTAAGTTATATTCGCCTGTTTGTGGGTCAACTAATGGAGTTTTTTTCATTGTGTTGATTGTCTTCTGCATGAAGTTTTCTACTTCATTTGGAGGAATAGACCCAACATTAATATAGAAAATACGTTTTTCTGGGGCACGACAAATACGATGGATCAACATAGCATCTTCCATCAAAATATATTGCTTGAATAGTTTACGTGCTGGTTCTAGATAAGAACGACCATAAGGTAAATAATTCACATCAGTAATTAATCTGAAGTGGGCCATTTCGTAATTGTCAAAATAAACTTTATTATCTTGTTTAGTTGCAGAATAGTTACCTTGTCCTGTTACTCCATAGTACCCAGTTCCACCTGAGTATCCGTCTGCACTAAATGCAAATCTTACTTCAGATGGTTTTGTAGAATCATATCCTTCTTCACGTGCGATATGATATGCAGTGTAAGGTATAACATTATAAACTCCGAATTTTTCTGCTATTTCTAATTTTAGGAAAAAATCACCATACTTACACATTTGACGAATCCAAGACCATAAATTAAACTCAATGTTTAATACATCATAGAATAAGTTGTATAATATTTTTTGTATATCTTCGTCGCTACTTCTAATTTGAAGTACTTCTCCCATGTCGTTCTTGAGGGTGCATTCATCTGCGATTATATCCAATGCAGACGCGATAATAGCGTCTGTATCCATAGCATCGTAGTCAGAGTATATTTGAGTACGTAAATATTTCCAATTAAGATTTAATTGAGCACCATATAAAGATGTGCTATTATTAGAGTAAATACGATTATAGCGGTCTGCTAACGCGTTAGTTTGATATTCTCCAGTAGATTGAATACTGTTAACATCCATTACTTTTAATTCATTACCTCCAGCGTTTCGGATTATTACATCAGTTGAGAATAATCTTTGTAGTCTGGGGAATAGACCTTTATCTGCCATTTTATATTAAATTATATGTATAAATATTATAATAACCAACTAATATCCTCAGATCCATGACCAAGGTCCATATTATATGGATTATTGTTAAATGTTGTTCCGTAAGCACCTTGTTGGTTTGTTTTAACTACAGTAATATTATTAAGCATTGCTCGAGTTAAATCCATTCCTTGTGTTTTAAATTTAAGGGCTGTGTCTCTAACATACATTGCAATACCAAAGCTCATTACTAAGTCATCGTTGTATCCTGATTGTGCTTCTGCTCTTCCGTTTCTCCATATAAACACTTTCATTTCTTCAACTAGTCTTTTAGACTGTATTATTACACTCTTATCACCAATATACTCACGGAATTTATTAATGACAAGGGGTCTTGATTTTAAAGACATAGTAAAGCCAGGTGTCATTTTAGATGGATCTTCAAACTTATCTAAGTATGTATCCGCATTTATTGTTTCACTTTTAGGCGAATAATATAAATTTCTATATCCTCGTTCTTGAACTGCATCAATTGTAGACCATCCTATATTTGCATTTTCTATTACTAGTAATGCTTCATTATATTCTGTTGCTATACCTACTAGAAAATAACCAAATTCTTTAGGTGATAATTGTCCTTTATATTCACCAACTTGAGTATTAGTTTCTACATCTATAATATGGAATGCAGAAAAGTCTTTACCATCACCACGAGCAACGTCGGCTATTACCATGTAACTGCGAGTATAATCAGCTGGCTCCCATATCCATAGGTTTTGGTCGGCACCTCGTCTTTCTAGCGGATCTTTAACATACGTTGAAGTAATAAAATCAATATACTCAGGGTAGAATACTACATCACCTGAGGTATTAAAGTCACAGTCACATTCCTGTGCTGCCATTCTTGGGTCACCTAGTAATTCATCTTGTCGTTTTCTCCAAGTTTCATCTCGTTCAGGGTGGACATACCATGGTAATTTAATAGGTAAAAATTGGTTTTCACCTGCTTCTGCTTTAACCCATGTTTGATGAAACCAGTTACCTGTACCATATGGGGTAGATAATACAATTGCTCCTCCTCCAGTAGCTAAGGTTTGTTGGGCCGATGCCCAAATTTCACCAATACCATCAATGAAAGCCGCCTCATCTATAACCAGCAAGGAAACAGCTTCGGATCGACCTGCGTCGCCGGCTGCTGATACTGCTTTGACTTGGGATCCATTACTTAATCGTAATGTTAGTTTATTATTTTCTTCGGCTGTTATTTTTAACCAAGAAGGTAAGTTTTCAAACATGAATTTAACTTTCGTTACCATGTTTTTAGCTGTTTCCTGTTTAGTTGCTATACATAAGATATTTTTATCTTGTTGAAATAACATTAACCATAAGGAGTAGCCTGCTACTAAAGTAGATATACCTAACTGTCTTGATTTAAGTATTATATCATATGGATTATCTCTCCATAGATGTAATACTTTTTCTTGAAATGGGTATAGGTTGAAAATAATTCGGCCACGTTGCGGATGTTGAATGTGACAGTATTTTTTCATAAAGTGTGCCGGGTCTTGAGCGCACTTAAGATATTCCTCTCGGATTATTTGTTTTAGATCTTGAGCCATAAATAACCTTTATCGTAAGATTACTTACGTTTTTTACTTTCTCCTACTGTTACACTACCGCCTGCTTTAAGTTTCTTTTCAGAATCTGTTTTAGCTAATGGATTTAATGTATTAAAGTCGGGGTCTTTTTTCATATCATCTACTGCTTTAGCTCCAGCATATGTACCAGCCTCACCTAACAATTCAGTGATAACTTCTTCTATTTTTAATTTTAATTCAGATCGTTTCATTATATGGGTTTGTGTATAAATATTAAAGCCCCATATAAGATTTAATCTGTTCGATTCTTTGTTCAGTTGTACCTGATATTATGCCTATACTTTTAATGTTATGTAAACTTTCAAATATAGTGTTCTTAATAGCCATATCAATTAGCTTACGATAATCAGCGTTTGTTTCCCTAACACCATTATCTTCAATATCTACACCCGCAGGTGATACATAAAATATATAATCATAATCCCAAATAAATGGGGTAGCATATTTAGCAAATGCTACTTTATCTTCATTACAAATTGACTCAGCGCATTTAGCAAATGAAATAACATCAATTACTGTTCTATCAGTAATAACATTTTCTCTCATTAGTTCAGAACAACGTTCAGCTAAAAATATTGTTTGACCTTTTAATGTACTATCAGTGTTTAACGGAATACCTAAATCACGTAAGTATTTACTACGTTCAGTAGCAAAGAAATAATCTTTAAATTCAGGTAATTCTTTTAAAGCATGTACTAGTGTTGATTTGCCAACACTCATTGTTCCTGTCAGTCCTATTTTCATATTAGTAATATAACAAAAAAGGCTTGCATTTGCAAGCCTAATTTAAGAAATTATTTTTAATATTCATCATCTTGTTTTGGATCATTGAGAAAATCAAACTCATCATAGTCATCTTTATCATCATCTTCTCTACCATATAGTTTATTTAATACAACTACTACTTCATCCACCGCGTTTTTTAGATTAGAATCATCAGAAGCTATTTGATCTAATCGAGGTTTTACTTCTTCATCATAAAGATCATCTGAGTAGT